TGGCGATCATATTTACTTCAAAAAGGGTTCTTTCCTGATTTAGAAAGTCCTGCTCATTTTTATTAAATTGTGCCATAAATCACTCACTCCACGATAATCTTTCTGGTTGATATCTCTGTGCGTTTTTGATTCTAGAAGTATTTACCTGACCAGGATAGATCTGATGAACAATCGCTCCAGGATACTCTCCTTGAATTTGTTCTGCGAGTTCATTCTTGGAAAGCATTGCACCTTCTACTTCTAGACGATACATCTTTCCTTCCCAGACAACATCAGCAAAGAAAGATTCTTGTGGTTGTTCTGGTTCTGGTTGAGAACTCCCAATGTTGAGGGTTCCATTAAAGTCACCATTGATGGTGATGCTTTCTGATAGAAATTCTTGAAAACTTTTCATTGATCAGCACTTCCAGCGACGACGGGCTTTGCAGATTGCTTTATCGGGGGTTTTAGAGCAATCGATGTTGTGCATGTCTTGCTGCCCTTTAGAGCGGGAGCAGAAGGACTTTCTGCGCTTTGCATCCTTACTGCCTGGTTTTGGATCTCCAGTTACAGCAGTCTTAAGTTTGGAACCTGGGTTCTCACGGCGATATGCCTTAACTGCTGCAGGACTCATTCCATCAGTTTTGTCTGACTTATTAACCTTCTGCCAGTCTTCCATAAACTGACCGAAAGATTTATTTCCTTCTTTCACACAACGATTATAAGTTTTACCAAAGAGTTTTTGAGTTCCTGCTTTCTTATACCCTTTCCAACACTTCTTTGCTTCATCAAGCATTCTGCTTCCAATACCATCAGTTGCCTGAAGTGGTTCTGGTTTGATAATGTCAATTGATTCAATTTCTAATGCTTTGAATTCATCTCTCCAATTAGAGTAATCATAATTTTCATTCTTTGTTTTATTACCCCAATTAGCAGCACCAACTTTACGGCACTTGACTAGAGCACCTGATGCATATGCACTTGGCCAGACGGAGTAACGTGACTTTACTTTCTTATAACAAGCATCTTTTTCACCTTTTCCTTCAGTTACTATTTTTGCTGCACCTTTTCTATTTGGATTTGGATCTTCTTTACGCTTTTTCTTTGCTCTTCTTTCTCTTTCATCCTTACTCATTGATGCGCGATCGTCCGCATCACGGCAGAAAGGTTTTGTCTTTTGTCCTGGTTGTTTAGCACAAGGTTTACCATCATACTTGCCACCTGCCTGAACCCATCCACCACCTTTAAACCAGTCACGAAGTGAGTAACCAGGATCCTTTGCAGATTTACCATCTCTCTTTTCTGCGATGGTTTCTTCATTAGTGACATAATCTGCTGCCGTATCAATGTAATCTGCTGCCTTGGTAATTTTGGACTGCACCCACGCTTGCAGATTACCCTCACCTTTTTTACCCATCTTCTTCTGAAGACGTTTTGCAGCATTCTGAATAGTTTTTACCTCAGAACGAGCCATAGAATACTCGTGATCTTTTTTATTTTCCTCGTTCATTTTTTTCTTTTTTCCTTGGCAATGGGCTTTTTGTGAAAACCCCTTTGGATTATCACAGTTAATGGATTTTTTATACTTTTCAGACCAACCCATTAGAATTTAAGATTCTTCTTTATTATTTAGAAAACCTTGTTTGAGTAGTTTTGAAAGTTCTGCTGTTGAACCAACAAATAGTGCATTATTCGTAACATTATTCGTCGTTGTTTTTTCACTAACATCTTCAATATCTTTAATCTTTTTTTGAAGATCAACTAATTTATCAGTTACGTCACCAACACTTTTTATCAATTGACCAGCAACTTCATATGCTCTTGGACTTGCACCTTCTCCAGCGACTTCCAAAATACCATTGATTGCCTCTTGTCCTTTTTCAATTAAAGAATATAATTGTCCTCTACTGTATTCATAATCTTTTTTAATATCACTTGATTGTGGTTTTACTTTTTGGATTTCTGTGGGAGTTTTTTCTACTTCGACTATTTCGGTCTCGGTATTTAGAACCTTGCTGATGCTATCAAAATTTTCTGACATAAGAATCTATCACAAATCAATTTGTCTAGTTGGACTAAAATCTGCACCATTATCAAAGAAATCTAAAGATTCGCTAAATCCAAAATCATCTCCTGGGGCAATGAGTGCATCATCTGCGGTACTCAATACATTAAATTGTGTACCACTATTGTGTGTTTGTGCAATTGTTCCACTATATGCTCTCTTCACAGTAATTGAATTACTTGTCAGTGATGAGATCTTCATAATTTCACTGTTAAGAATAATACGATCTCCAACAGAAAGTGGAGAAGTATCATTAACAGAAATATTAGTTTCTGAAACGCTTACATCTTCTGTAATAATTGCTCCAGTATCATTATCATAATCCTTTGTTGCCGTAGGAGTTGCTGTATACCTTACTTCTCTTCTTGCTGTTACTGTATCTGTGCTGCTGTAATAATCAACCTGAACCTTACGAATAATACCCTCAGTACTATCAGCAATTGGACCGAACAGATATGTTTTGGCAGTAAATTGTAGAGTGTAAATTAATGCTCTTCTTGTAGAAAAATCTCCCTCATAATCATCTTGAAAATTTATGCTATCAAGAACGATAGGAATATCCCTTTTCTCACCAATAGAATCTACTAATTCTACTGTAATATTAAATGATGGTTGAAAATATGGTAGAATCTGCTCAATGATTTGTAATGCATCATCATTTAATTTTGTAAGAATATTAAGTTCAAATCCAATATTATATGGGACTGGCATATAGACTTTTTTGATTCTACTATTATTGTCTACTGCCTTAAACGTTTGAGTTACTGAAGTCTTTCTTGTTGCATCATATTGAATACTATTCATCTCAAAGGACATTCTTGGCAGACTAATTTGAGTTGCCTTATTTAACTCCGCTTGCTGCTCAATTCTTGCCAAAAACTTTTGCATAGGTCCATATGCAAGAGGGACCTTTATTTCACTAATTGTGTTGTCTGCCGAATCATTATGTTTGATATAAATCTGATTAAACAGAGTACCAAAAGATATAACAGTTTTACGAAGTATTTCGTGATAAAAATAAGTCCCTAGCATCAATAACTACCAAATGGATTTGACTGAGTGAAATCTAGAATCAGATCTGCCTCTGTTTCTATTTCATCGTTTTGTGTGTATTTATCGTAAATATCATCTTGACTATGTTCTTTGATCGCAAAAGTTGCTGATGATGCTGCTCCAACTAAAGTTTCTCCTAAAGTAAATGTACCACCAACATTAGAAACTTTGAGAAGATTTGTGGTATCATCCCAACTCTTAACTCTTGCTCTAGTCCCAGAGGAAGATCCAACAACTTCTTCATTAAACTGATATGTACCAACACCAGCAATAGTTGGAGGTGCTGCGATAGTCACAGATGGAGTTGAACTATATCCATATCCTGGATTTGTAATCCTAATCGCAGTAACGATGCCACCTGTAGAAATACCAGCAACTGCAGTTGCAGTCGTTAGACCAGTTAATGTATTGACATACTGCTTATCTGCAGCACTATTTCCAATGCTTACGGTAGGTGCAGATGCATAACCAGATCCTGGATCTGTAATAGTAATACCAGTCACAACACCAACAGAATTAGTGTGTGCGGTCCCTTCTGCTGTTGTACCAACACCAACAGGCGCTGCAAAAATTACAGAAACTGTAGTGGATGGTAGATAGAAGTTTCCACCAGAGAATACGGTTGCTCCAGTGACAGATCCAATACCATTAATTGACGATGATGCAGTTGCTCCAGCACCAACTGGTGGATCAATTGTAACAATAGGTGCTACTGCATAACCAGAACCACCGCCATAAACTGAAAGTGAAATAACGCCACTCTGGGTTGGTTCGATAGAACAAGTTGCAGCAGCACCAGTTCCACCACCACCTTCAATATAAATGATTGGTGTTTCAGTGTACCCAAATCCAGCATTTGTGAGTCTTATTTCCTGTATAGAAAATACTCCAGCACGACTTGTCGTTATTGCAACAGCAGTAGCCGTACTTCCAGTAATTTCTGGAGCATCAGTAAATCTAACCGTAGGAGTGGAAGTATATCCACTACCATCATTATTCAAGAATATTTCTCTTACATAACCACTGTTAATTGTGGCAGATGTTTGTGCTGTAGCACCGATACCCAGAAGTCTGAGGGTAGTGATATAACCTTCTTCCTGTACCTGTTCGTCAATTTCATCAATGGAAGTATCAAGAATTTCATCCTCATATTCAAAGAGTTCACACTTCAACTGATAAACATAATTTTTACCTAATTGGTAGAAAGGATCTTCGTGCTCTACGTATTTGACTTCAAATAATCTTTGTCCTAGTGGAAAATAAACTAAATCTCCTTCTCTTGGACGAGTAGATAAAACAATTTCATCATCACTCTCTGCTTCTAGAAATGGGGAGATAAAGTCTTCAAATCTTTCTCTAGAGATGGTGATAGTTAATTCATCTCTCAGGGACATTCCAAACTTTGTTAGTATATCACCAGATCCAGAATATCCCTCATATGTGTTCACATATGCTTCTATAATATAATTATCATCAAATTTTGATGATTGTATTTCTCTAAATATACTATCCTTTTTTACAAACTTTCTTGGAATGTATGTAACATCTACACCATACATTCTCAATTGTTCATTAATCAATTCCTGAACAAGTCTTTGTTCAGTCTGTGATCCTTGTAGAAAAAACGGATTAAGTGCCATTATCCAATAAGATCGAGGGGTGGTAATTCATGCTCAAGCATCATTGTTTGCTTGAGTTGCTCTAATTCTCTCTCAGCATCTTCATAAATTTCTCTACCATTAAGTTCAATTCCTCCAGGAAGTTTTACTCCTCTGAACTTAATTAGATTTTGACCCCACTGTCGTTTAATTAATGATGTTAGGTATTTTTTAACAAAACTATCATTATAAACACCGGAATAATCACTAGGATCTAAAATTCTATAGCAATCAATAACCAGGAAGTTTCCTGCAGATTGTTGATTCCAATCGATGTCCAAATACAACCTATCTTGTCTCTTATTATATCTAACCTGCTTATCCGTTGTTAATAAGAAATCAATATCTTCCAAATAACTCTTTGTCATTGAATACTGTAGAAGTTCTACAGAATTAAAGTAGTAAAGATCATTTAAAAATAGTTGGTACTTAATACTGAACATTCCTCCAGAAATGCTACTAGTATCAAATTTAAACACTTTTTCAATTCCAACTACAGAATCTGGAATTTGAATAAAGTTTGAGTTTTCGTAAAAATTTGAAGTGGTTGTCCCGTAACCATCAATGTTGGTAGATGTTGCCGAAGTTGTTACGATACCAACTCCACTAGTGCCAGATGCTCTACCTCTATCAACGTCTGACTGTTGAATTTCATACTTCAGATACATTCTCTCAACGCCATCGAAATGACGTTCTTGGAAATACTGGAAAGCATCATCAACAAGATCGTCGATTTGATCATCATCAACGTTGATCTCTAGTACTGGAGCACCTAGTCTCCTTAAACAATAATCAATTAATTCTTGTCTTGTTGATGGTTTTGCCATTATTCAACCTCTGAGTTCTGATAATCGTCGGTTTTTTTAGATGATCTCTGCTTTTGAAGGGAACCTTGTCCCCTTCTAGCTTCTAACAACTGTGCTAACAATTGCTCTTTCTCAACTTCAAAATCTTTAGTTAAAGATTGTAATTTTGCTTCTAATAAGATGTTTTGATTTGTTAGTGCTGCTATTTTTTGATTATAAAGACCAACTAAAATATTAATATCAACTTCACTATTCATAATCGTCAGAACGTGCCTCCGTCAATGGTTGTTGTCCAAACAGGTCTGTCAGTATATGTAGTAGAAACAAGTGTTGGATTTCTACCGGTTGTTGTTCCGTCCGCAACAAGGTCATTTGTGGTATCAAATGTTCCCTGAACACCAATCAAAGTAACAGTATTTGATGATGTGGTTGTAGTTTTAACCATACCATATGCGGAACTATTGCTCAATTGAGTAATTTGAGCACCTTCTGTAAAACTATGAGTTGAATCTAATGTAAGAACAACTTCGGTTACCGCAGTCATTATCTGCGTTGAAGTA